ATTCATTTCCCTAGTATTCTCCTTATTAGATCTATGGGTTTAGTTGGGTCTTCATCTGGCAACCCCCCATATTTATGTAATAGCTTCAGCAGTATACCAGCTATGAATATATCATCTGAATATGCCATCCAGGGAAACATTATATCAAATAAGTCTATAGGGATAGATATATATATTACGCATGCCACCGCCACAATTTTGACCCATAGTGGTGAGCGTTTAAACTGCTCTCGATAGGGTTTTGTGGCTGATTTGAAGCGTTCTTTCAATTAGCTTGCCGTATTAAAATTAAAGTGTTTCTTGCAAACTGAGATGACCTTATACTCTATACAATCAAAGTATTCGCTCTTATTCTCACAATAGTAGCATTTCTCTACTCTTTGTTTATTCTCCTTACGGATCTTATCAAGATATGGGTTATCGCCATATCTATTCTGTCCCCGCTCAAATATATTACCCATTTTCCTCAACCTTTTGTTTACATTTAATGCAAACACCATTTTCATACTTATGAGTACAAAGGATCTTCCCCATATTAGGACGACCTGGGTCGTGCATAGGGACATAATTGCCTAAATTATTGCTCATGGTAACTTCCTCTTAAGATAATGAAAAATGACATTTGCCGATAATATTGCTATCAATACTTCAATTATATCATATGGATTCATCGTTCTCCTCTTCATCGTCCGCCCATAAAATTTCAGATATCTTGTCAAATAAATTTGATGTATCTTCATCTAATAAAACATTCTCAATCTGCTCCAATTTATTATAGGCCTCATCCCATAAGCTCTGAAACGAAGTATTCATGCGAGATAGATTTCCAATTTGAATTTGATAATCTTTAATTTGGTCTATATAATATTGTCGATCATATTCTAGTTGAGCAATTTTAGCATCTGTATCTTTCTTTAAATAGTCATATTGACCTGATACTTGCCAATATTTAAATGGCACGAAGATACCAAAATATATGATGGCAAAGGTTAATAGCCATTCCATCAAATGGTCTCTTCTTCCGCCGCACTTTTGCCTGTCACTATACGGGCATCAAATATAAAGTCTTGTACTTTATCTTGAATTTGTGGATCTTCTTTCAATGTACCCTTATTTCCTTTATGAGATCCATCACAATAGGGGAATTTTCTGCTCTTGTGGCAATGACACATGGCTGGCATTACTTACCGCCTTGTCTCTCAACCTTAAAGCCGTCTTCTCTGTCGTAGAGTACCCAGTCCATAGAAACAATATTAAATGCCTCGTTGAGGGCTTTCATTACCTCATCTAGGTCTAGCTTGCCACAGGTATATAGGTCGAACTGAAGTAGTCCTGGCTCAACCTGATCCCAAATATGAAACGCAATATGGCTAGTCTCGATCATGACAATGGCTGTAAGTCCTGAGTTGCCTTCTGCGTCGTTATCTACAAACTTAGCAAATGGCCCCTTAATAATCTTCATATCAATACGATTAACTAGATTAGTTAGAAAGTCGATTGCTACTTGCTCATCCCGCATAGGCTTTGATACCTTTGCGTTTACTAATAGGTGCTTATGGTAAATCATTTATTCTCCTTTTTAATAAGTCTCCAGGCATCTCCCGTTTCTGGGTCTTCCTGCCATTCTGTAAAGTACCAATATGGGTGTCCATTCTCATCATAGTCATCCCAACCTTCTCCACTCATATCAAGATCAAGTCTATAAAACGTACCAAATTTATAATAAATTGGCCAAGTTAAAGAATAAATCTTTGCATGAATCTTGTACTTAATTCCGTAATCTTCATCTTCGTCCATGCGAGCAGCTTTTAGGATTGACCATCCTACAAGTTCTCCACATAGATTAGCAAACCAACGTAAGGGAAGAATGTTGGTTTTATGTTCTCTCATCGCCGCACTTTCCGCCTTTCTTATCTATTTTATGATACATCCAGAGTATTTACCATTGTCACATAGTAGAAGTGGAGCCTTTTTAAATCTTTTACAAAAATGAAAAAATGCATCACTTAGGTTTACATCATCAGTTGCTAGGATTCCGCCGTCATTTAGCATCTTCCATGCAAGATCATACTCAAAGCTTTGATTTTGATATGAATGGTTTGAATCATGGTAAAACATATCTATTTTACCTATTTTATTCATCTCCATAGTAAGATATCTTGGTGATTTAATTAAGATAAGATTAAACTGTGGATCATTCATAAGTTCGGTGGATTTAACTATTGGATCAGTATCAAAAGAATAAAGCTTTGAATCGTTTAACCCTAATTCTTTAAATGAAGAAAGGATTTGCTTGGAGGATACTCCATTTCCAAATCCAGTTTCTACAACTACTGAAGGTTTAAATTCTTTTACTAATAAATCCAGCATCTTTAATGTTTTAGGACCAGAATTATAGTATAAAGGAAAGAATTCTCCTTGTTCTAATAGCGGGTTATTGACTGGATTTTTTAAAGACTTTATTAAATCTTCTGGCTGATCAAAATACATTAGTCCCGATGATATATACTCATCTAAACTTATAAATTGCATCTACCGTTCCTGTCTCATAAATACAACATGGATATAGATAACTCTATATCCATGTTGTGCAGTTTAATTACTCTGATACTGCTGGAAGGTTCTCGTGGAACCATGCTGGTGCATCTGGTGTATTGCGAACATAATCAAATGTTGCCTCACCATTTAGGTTGCCCTCTTCATCCTTGCGGACAAATCGGCTGTTAGCTTCGTCAAGCTCCCATGTACCAATTGCGTCTGTGAAATTGCTCATTATTTTCTCCTAATATATATTAAGGCTTCCGCCTTGCATGCTATATCATTATAGCATTTAATAACCGCCAAGGCAATAGCTCCTTGTATGCTTTAATCTATTTCTTTTAAAATCTTTTTGTGTCAATGCTATAAAAGGCTCTCCACAACAACCGCATTCTCCTAGCCAGATACGCTCAAAGAAGTCATAGTACATCCATTTATTTCTTTTGTTTTGGGGCACTGTCTGTTCCTTCAATAATCATATCAATAATTGCATAGCAGTCACAGTTACCATATCTACACTCGATCATTCTTAGATTATATCTACGTAACTCTCCTTCGGCTGCTAGCAGATGCTGTTCTTGAATTAAACCTGCAATTCTTTCACGCTCTCTTTTTTCCGCCTTTTTACATCCATTACATGGACACTTCCAAGTACTTTTTTGATAAATAACTTGATCTCTTGGATTGCTAGTTTCTCTTAAATGTGAAGTTTCGGCTGCTTCTAGGTCCATTACTCTGCCAATTCTCTTGGAACCATAGACTTACAACGCTTACAATAATCATAGGTTGAACCAGTAAATGGACATTTTCCAGCTGGTATAAAATTGTGTGATTTAAACAAACATATTAGTCGACTAAACATGACTTAATTTTACATTAAACAATTAGGATTGTCAATGGCTTTGTGATAATTTAGGTGTTATTATATTGTTTATGAATGAATTAGAGTGGATTGTTTTATTCGGTGCTGCAACTGGATCTCTTGGTTATTTATTTTCAATAGCATACAGACTATCTAAAACTTGGTTTAAGTTTATCGAGGACTGGAACGGTTCAGAAGAAGAGCCAGGAATTGTTGAAAGATTAAAACAAGGTGATCAAAGATTTGACAAAATTGAGTCTGAAATCGCAGTAATTAAATCTGAGTTATTCACAAATGGCGGATCAAGTATGCGTGATGCAATTAATAGAATTGAAAAAAGTACTACAAAGCCTGCAACTAAAAAGGTAAATCCAAAGTAATATCTACAGCATCATCAATATTATATTCATGCTGTTTTGTACAATCACCACATTTTTTACACATAATTAAATAAACCCCCTTTCGGGGGTTTATCCTTATACTTTCTTTGGTCTGCCTGTTCTCTTTGGAACGTTTGTGGTTTCTCTTCGGATACCGTGTTTATTAGTATCTACTTTGATACCTGATCTAAACTTTCCTTGTGAAGGATTCTTTCTTCCAGCCTCTCTTGAGGTTACTGCACCTGATGGCTGGTTGTTCGGAGGAGTTTGCATCCCTGTACCGTTATCACTCATTAATAAATCTTTCTCTTTGTTCTGGTGTTGCAGTCATCTTTAATGTTAGTCCTGCATCTCCATCTCTAGAGACATCATTAAGTCCAACATTAACTACGCCTGTTTCGCTACCGACGCTCTCGCATCCGCATTCAACGCACATATTACTTACCGCCGTTGTTTAAACCAGATCCATCTTGTGAAGACTTGTCTTGTGCTGCTGGCCATGAAAGGCCTGCTCCAAAATCTCCACCAGAAGCTGGTGACTGTGACTGTGCGTCCCAAGGTGTTGTTCCTGCTGGCTTACGATTTGCTGTGAAGCCGTCTAAGTTTAATCCGTCTGACATTTTATTTCTCCTATAGGTTTGTATTTAGATGGGTCTAGAAGTCCATCCATTAAACCATTATATCATTTTTTATATTTCTCGTTATAATGGTCTGCACAGATCTCTATAAATTTTGTCTCTGTGGTGGTTAAATGGGTAGCTGAATTATCGCAACCAGTTATTTCGCAGTTACTTTGAGCCATTAGCCTTTACTCTGCTATATCCTGTTTTCTTTTTATTCATAGATCCTGGAGCCTTTCCAGCTGGATTCTTCCAGTTGCTTCGCCTAATCTCTAGGGATTTGGCTATCTTATCTAAATGCTTTGCCATTACTTTACCTTCTTTCCAAATTTAGCCCATGCTCTTTCATGGATATAGTATCCAATAGCTTCCCACCCAATATAAATTAGAGCACCTAGGCTTGCGTATTCCCATTCTCCAGTAAATACATAGATAACTCCAGCTACTCCAACTAAATGGAATGTCTCCCAGCTAACTGTTTTTAATAAACTTTTCTTACTTGATTCCATAATCATCATACTCCCATACTGTCTCTTTTATATTTTTCAGGCTTTCAACTGAAATCTGTGTTTCTTGAATATTAAATAATTCCATATCTGGGTTAGTGTCTCTTGTAAAATTAGACATATCTCCATAGAACGATATTACATTATATCTATTCCCAGATTTAACTGTATTTACTTCGTGAGGTACGTCTTTATTCCCTTCAAAGAAAATAAATGTTCCTGCTGGTGGCTTATAAGTAAAATCTTGGAATGGAAAGTAAAGCTCTCCACCTTCATAGTCATCGTTTAAATAAAGAAGCCCAGACCTATCTTCTCTGTTAAATGGTCTAGGCTTTAGCTTGTTGTCGAATGTTTCATACCAATTGTCCATATGCAAGGTATTCCTTGCTCCCTGTACCATTTTGCTAAAGAACATGCTCTTGACATAGTATTCGTTTTTATAATGATCAGATATAGTTTTTTGCATTCTGTGACCTAGTCCAGATAAAACATCTAATCCTAAATTAAAGTTTGGAAACTCATCATATTCAAACATATCATTATTGTTGCTTAAGCCTTTTGAATAAGAGTTTCTGCTAAATGATGGACCGCCAATAATTCCGCCTCTTGCGGTTTCTTCCATTCTTTCTTTAAAAGCAGTGGTTAAAAAATTACAAGTATCTCTATGAAGATATCCTTCTATGATAAATATTTTATTATCTATAGATCTAATCATGAATCCTTCTTGTCTGACCCAGATTGTACATAATTTACAATATATTTAAGTGTCAGTTCTGAGTTCCAATTTGGAGGCAGTACAAGGCTTAGCAAAGCCCTAACTATATCTGATCTTACTTCTGCTTCTATTTGATCTCTTGTTATTTCGCTCATTTTTTCCTTTGTAGAAAGGGAGGGAGAATATCTCCCTCCCTCTATTATACAATTTGTTACTTCTTTAAAGCAACCTTAGCTTTTGGATTCTTTGCATTCCACTTCTTAGCAAGGGCGTTATACTCTGCCTTGTAAGCTGCCTTTGCAAGATCCGCTGCTGCTGTTGCTGCAACCTTTGCTGCTGCTGCATCGGCAAGTGCCTTTGCTGTTTCAGCCTTTGCTGCTGCAAGCTCTGCTGCTGCAGTTGTTGCTGCTGCTGCCTTTGCAGTTGCTGCTGCCTGTGCATCAAGTGCACGTCCAGCCTTTTCTGCTGCAAGAGCTGCGTTAGCGACTGCAAGTTCTGCAACCTTTGCTGCAAGTTCTCCTGCAAGGTCACGTACTGTAATTGTTGCATTAACTGCACCAACTGGCGCTGATAGGCCTGTTACTGCTGTTGCAACTGTTGCGTATGCTGTGACAACAACTGAACCTGAAGCAGGAAGTGTTACTGCCTGCTCCTTTGTTCCAAGTGTTGCTGTTGCTGTATCTGTTGTAAGCGCTGTTGTTGTTGCAACACCATTTGAAGATACTAATGTATTAATTGTCGCTCCACCCTTTGGGTTTCCAAATACATCGAATCCAGATACTTTAAGTGTTGCTACTGTGCCTGCTGCTCCTGATGCTGGTGCAGTCAAAGCGATTGAGTTTAGGGCACCCGCTGTACCCTGTACATAATAAACTGTTGTAGTTCCGCCACGTGTGATCGATACAGATCCTACTGCTGAACTCTTTGTGTAGACATAAAAGTCTGCTGAATTTCCAGTTCCTGTTGAAATTGAAAGTGTTGATGTTCCTTAGGGTAACAGTTCCAGCATTAGCCTGAGCTGCTGGCGATACAAGCATTGTGCTAGTCAGGGCTGCAGCGATGATTAGCGATACTTTCTTGAATGACTTCATTCTATTTATTCTCCTTAATTTATCCACCTCTTGGTGAGCGTGGAAACTTAGTCTAACTCCCATACTCTTACTTGAAAAGAGCATGGATCTTCTCCTTCATCCCATTGTCTTGCTTCTTCTTCTGACATTGGGGGTCCTTCATGAGTATTACAAAACACGTCGGATATCCATCCTTTATCGTGCCCATACTTAATCCAGTCATTAAAGATTAAATCCATTCGGATAGCTCCTTTAACAATTTATGTTTTGGCATTGCGCCATTAATTGTTTTGACTGGCTTTCCATCAACAAATAATACCATAGTTGGGATTGATTGTACAGAGTATTCCTGTGTTTTTTCTGTATTCTCATCAATATTTAATTTTCCAACCCATAATCCATATTCATCTGATATCTCATCAAGAATTGGAGAAACTAAATTACATGGGCCACACCATGGTGCCCAAAAATCAACCAATATTTTCCTATGATTAATTATTGTATTATCAAAATTTTCGTCAGTTAGTATCATTGTACCTCAGAGTGTGTTGGCCAGAAATAACTGCATGTGTCGCAGCATGTGTATCCAAGATCTCTATAGTCAGAATATTCATTATAGAAATAATACTTTTCTGGGTCCTTTTCATATAGTCTCCCCTTATGGGAGTAATGAAGCTTTTCATTCCCAAGCCACCAAGGTCTGTCTGATTCTAAACCCATAAAATGCTCAGAAAAAATTTGATCAAAAACAATCTGTGTGCTGTTCTTGTATCCACGTAGAATTATATCACGAATTATGGCTTCATTATATAGGAATAGCCAGTCTTCATGTCCACGCCACATTTTAACTGCTGGATGGTTTCTCCAAGCGCCAGTTTCTCCATAAAGTCCCGCAAGAGATTTTAGCACTTGCAGATTTTCTACACTTTGTTTAATTAATCTTTTACGATCAAGAGCTTTTGCTGTTTCTTGAAAGTCCGCCTCTGGTAAGAATGTTTGCATGTGCTTATCCTACTAATTAGATGGAGGATTGTCAACAGGCTTTAGCTGTTCTGCCTCTTGATTAAATCTATCCATAAACATCTTAATCACAAAGATTGCAGATTCTGATGCGTTGGTGCTTACCGCAGCAAGATTCTCTTCTGTTCTTTCCTCTTCAGGTAAAGCGTTAGCCCATTTTTGGAATAACGCCTTCCCACAATCTTCAATGATACCTTCTAGAATAGTTATTTCTTTATCCATTTAACGCTGCTCCTAAATTAAATAGCTTACCGCTGACCTTTGAGTTAGTAACATTTGAAGATGTTTTAATAATTAAACTATAAAGATCAGAGTAAGATAGGTGTGGCTTTGATGACTTTAATGCAATCCAATTAGATGCAGCAATTTGTGCTGCAATAGATGTTCCTGCTGCATTAATGATTTTATTTCCTGGAACTTCGACCCTTGTTTGACCTAAAGAATAAAAATCTAATAGGTTAGCATCATAGTTAGACCAAATTGCAATTGCACCAGTATTGTCAGTTCCGCCAACTGCAATAGATGATGGAATACAAGCAGGCCAATTGATTCTTGTATAATTTCTGTCATTTCCTGCTGGGAAAAATACAGGGAGCCCAGATGATGTGGCGCTATTTACAACCTGCGTAAGAGGTCCTGATGCTGGGCAGTAATCGCCTGTTTTATTATAGTTAGAGTTTCCTTGTGACATTGCTACTGCTTGAATGTTTAGCCTATCTTTGTTTGCAATAACCCAAGACAAAGCATTTGCAATCGAGTTTTCTGGCACAAGCTGTCTGCGACCATCTAAAGTATTTCCTACAATTCTAACAAAAACAATACCCATATTTGGGTTTGCGTTTGCTGCTGCTGATGCCATCTGTGTTCCATGATCAAAACCATTCTTGGTGATTAGATTTAATGGTAGAGTGGCTGCTCCTTTTCCTTCCTGGAACTGTGTTCCATTTGGACATGAATTCCATGCTAGGATACAAACTTCATAAACATTACGATTCTTCAAAGAAGAAACAGAGGTATCAATTGCTGTATCTAAGATTGCAATTGAAGGCTGTACAGTTTTATTTTTAACTGTATTTGCGGCTTCCGCAGAAGCAATAGGTGTGGCAATAGTTGCCGATAATAAAATAGCTAGTAGTTTTTTGTTCATGTATGAATTTTACTAAATGTGTACAGCTTTTGTCAATAGCCTATTCTGACTTATTTTTATACCACTTGCCAGATTCTAGATTAGGCATCTTTGCTTCATCTTCAACTAATACCTGCAGGATGCTTAAAATAATCTCTACATCTTTTTGAAGCTCTAAAACCTGAAGCTCTAGTAGCCTTAATCTTTCAGACTTTCTCATTTATATCTCTTTATCTACTGGTGTTGGAGCAGTTGCTAAGCTTCCACAGCTTGCACATTCCATGTCCAAAAAGTATTGAACTATTTCAAAATCATTAAAAATGACTTTTAGATTAAATACGTTACACCCACAAACACATACATGAGTAGGGGTTCCTCGTAAGTCCATTGAGTTGTCATAGTTGTCTGGCTTAAGTGACAGTATGCTTTCTGGATCCATGTTGTCTTCTCTTATAATGTCTTCTTTGTTAACGACCACCAGCATATTATTTTTTAAAAAACTAGAGATCTCTTTAACACCTATTAACACTAATAGGGTGGCAAACGAGTAGTAAAGCCACGTCATATTGCTATTATACTCTAGACTTCAATAATTGTAAAGGGAGCTCTTACGCTCATCATAAACTTAGATGCCGCCTCTAAAGCCATTCTAACACGCTTACGAGGAGTTTTAATCAGGCTGGTTGAGTGTAATGATCCAAGAGCTAATTGCTGTCCGCTGCCTTCTGCCATATAATCTACATCGGCTTCTGCTATATGGAAGTCGTAGTCCATTGTAAATATTCTTCCAGTTCCTGCTACTGAGATAATAAAGACTCCGCCTTCATCTCCCTCTTCTGTATTGCTTCCAAATCTTCCATATCCATGTTCTTGAAATGCAGCCTTAACAGATTCAACAAACTTGGTACGCATAAATTTGTCTAAATTTTTAAATGAGGCTGTAGGTTTGTACAAAGGTGGAGTCCAGTTGTACTGCAAAATCTGACCCATTCTAAAACTATCACAGAAAGCAATACCATATTGCCCAACTTTAAAAACTTTTGGATCAGTTCTGTTTATGATAAGTCCAGTTTTTTCATCTGAGGCAGCAGAATCTCCTCCAAGATAAACTTTATTTCCAACGGCAAGGGCTACTATGCAGGTCATAGATACAGTATACTATTTATAAAATTCAGAGTCTAGACCATTAATTCTGAGGCTGATATATCATTGCCGACATATCGCCTTTTAAGAATAAAATCACGGACATATTCTGGTCCTTTTTGCCTTCCAGCCAATATAATGGTCCATCTTGGCTCAAATTTTGAATTTATGCAGGTTTCACACATTAATAAATTAATTGGTAAAAGGGTAGACACTTTAACATTTAATTTGTGCTTGCTCTTATTGCATGAATAGCATGTAATTTTTTCCATTAATTATTCCTCTATATGGGTAAAAACAATTTCGTCTAAAATTGTAAAATCTTCATTGTCGATCAACTCTTCGTAATCAATCCCATCTAGCTTATACCTAATTACTGAGGCAAAAGCACCTAATGTGTCTATTGTACCACATGTCTTAAGGCTGTGGATATAGACACAAAGTATGTGATCATAGTATTCTTTCACTGGGCTTCCCTTCCAGGACACATCTGACCCCAAATGATTCTAAAGTTCTTTTAACTTTATCTATATAATCAATTACCATTTCTTTTTTAGTTCCATGATATTGGATAAAGTTATCTTCGTAAAGCCTAATAGCCAAAAATTCTGGGTACTTGACTATATCCATCTGTAAATCATGGACTGGCTTGTTTATTTCTCTTATTTTTTGAGCCATCTCTTTTGTATAAAACACTGGTTTGTTTGGCTCACCTGTCCAAAGATTTATACCATGCTTAAAATGATCAGTACTCATGCTTTTGCTTCATAATTTTCCATGTTTCTGGAGTCTTATGAACATTCCTTGCTTTATCTATAGATCCTGAATTTAAATATACTCCACCCCAAACTCCATACTCATTGTTATCAATACCAGATTGATAACACATGCTCATTACTGGGCAGGCGAGGCACATTTGATCGATATTATTTGCTACATTAATATCTGATTCGTATTTTTCATAAAATAAGTTCGTATCCATACCTCTGCAAGCAGACAGGTGATACCACTCAAAATCTTCTTTATCTATTCCTAAATCATCTAAAATATTTGACATACTTGCCTGAGAGTTTCCATAGTCCTTGATTATTTACAGATACTATATCTGCTGTTCCCCAGCTATTATTTTTAAATAATCCCTTTGTGCTAGTATACCCGCTAATATTTTTTTTCCATATAACTAAATCATAATTATTCCAAAAAGAAATTTGATTTTCTTTGTTATACTTATTAATAAATACTTCTACACCCTTTTGTGTCAGAACTATCACTATTTTCCTAACTGTATTCCGCCACTTAGTATAATTGTATAGTATTTTAGCTTAGTTTGTCAATACTTTTTGGAGAAAAAGTTCCATTCCATAAAGACTTTTCAACTTTTTCTACTGGTACACAATTTGGTACTTTACGACCATTTTTTTCTTTCATTCCAACCTGCTTATACCCAGACCAGCAAGCCTTTTGCATGTTATCCCATTTGTCTTCATCTTCGTTATCTGATTCATAAGACTTACTCATGCATTCTTCACAGTCTTCACAGCTTGTATTATTTGCCTTACATGTTTCGCAACCACAGTCTTCATATGCTTTGCTAACAGGCCAGTTAATTTGATTCTTCATTGGGTCCCCAACAGGTGCTGGATTTGATTCATTAGAATCTTCAACTTCCATTTCAGAAGAATCTGATTCTTCTTCATCCTCTTCTGGGGTTTCGATCATAGCCTCGATTGCTTCCATTAAGTATTCAACTACAGCACCTAGCTGTTCTTTTGTAACTTCTGGACGCAAAGCCTTTGTAATCTCTACATCGTCTTCAATTTCTACTACTGTGTCTACTGGATTAATTACATCGTCTAGGATGTCCTTGATCTCTTCTACTAGCTCCGTTGTTGTTAATGACTTCTTCATATTCTTCTCTCTTTCTACAATTTTTCTAGACCAAGAGAATCCTGCATCGCCACCCCAAGCAAGCCACATGATCTTTCCGTTTGAAGGATTTTCTGCGTTGTCCCAGTCTTTACCCTTTTTATCAACCTCATGGCGTGAAAAGAAAGAATACATACGCTTAACTGTAGATAAGCTTAATGTTTCGCCTCTTGCAAGTTGGCCTGCACGAGTCCAGCCAACTGCAGTTCCTGCACCCTTTGCCTTGCCTTGCTCTTTTAATTTAATAGCACGACGGGCTGCTGATTGCATTCCTGATGTTGGCTTGTATCCTTCTTTTGCCATATTACTTCTCCCTAACGTTAATTACTTTAACGCTTTTAACTTCTTCATCTATGCCAAAAATATCATTTGCATAATCTATTGCATCTTCTTCGCTAAACGCTTCAACTTCTGCATTTATTTCAAGTTTAATGCTGTAGGTGTTCATTATTTACCGCAGGTTGGGCATGCTCCGTCAGCTGTTGATGCTGGCTTTGCTGCTCCTCCAGATTTAAATTTAGGACGACCAAACCCTACGATTGAAACCTGAACTCCTGCTTTATTTTTCTTAAAAGCACGAAGTTGCTTACAAGCTTCTCCGCCATTTCTTTGGCTTCCTGATTTCTTTGAAGAAGTATTTCCTTCAATACACCAAACTGTTCCGTCTTCATTATCTTCAATAACAATTCCTACGTGAGAAATTCTATCGACACCGTCTGAAGGGAAATCAAAATAGGCAATATCTCCTGGCTCTGGATCTGCAATATCTCCATCAATCCATGCACCAGCCTTCTTAAATGCTGCTGCGCCACCTGGAGTATAAACTGTATTAGGAATCTTTACACCAGCTTCGTTTGCACACCAGTTTACAAATGAGCCACACCATGGCTGAAAGTTAGCTTTTGTATAAGCGCCGTACTTTGTTTCATTATCTTTAGGACCTTCGATGTATCCAACTTGAGACTTAGCAATTTGAATTAAACGAGCAACGCTGCCTTTAGGAGCTTTAGCTGTTTCTACTGGTACTGGAAAATCATCTTGTGCCATTATTCTTTATCCCAATCTGTGTCTACTGGCTGCTCTGCTGGCATTGCTCCGTCTGGCTTTGCATCTAAACGTGCACGAGTTGCATCAATTTCTGCCTCTAGCTTTTTGTCAGCCTGTGTGTTCTTAGCATCCATCTCTTTGTTATCAAGTTGTGCCTTCATAATATCTTTTGCACCGCTTTGTCCAATTAGCAAACCTGCTAATGTTCCTGTAATAAATGTAGCAACTGATCCAAGAACATTAAAGAACATCTTATCATTTTCTGATTGTGCTCCGACTGGTTGTGTAACAAATAAAAGACCGTATAGAATTCCTATTGCTGTAAGGAATAGAATAGATCCTAGTGTGATGCCTAGAATAAATTTTAATCTAGCATCTAAATCTTGAGGGGTTAATCTTTCTTTAGCCATTGTTTACCTTTGATTTCTGATATTCGTCCCATACCGTTTTACCAACTAGATCTCTTGAACATGTTCCAGAAGGTTCACAAATTGGAGGGTTACACTCTGCAATCTCCCAATTTGCTGGATCTTGACAAGGATAACGATATCCGCCCTGATACCCACATGAGGCAAGAGTTACGGCTAACATTAGGCTTGACAATGAGGCGACTAATTTTCTCATACGACTATTATACCCTATTCTGAGTCTTTATTTCTAGCAGGGCTGGTAATAATCCATAGGGCTGTAGTTGCTATAATTCCATACCCTACAATAGTTTTAGCGCTTCCGTCAAGGACTACCCAGGCAATAAACATACCAAGAAGAGTCCAGGCCTGATCAATTAGATCCTTGATTATATTTTTAATTATTCTTACCATCTTCTACCTCCTCTTGAACCTGGTGAATTAGCTCCTGATCCTCCACCAGAACTTCCTCCTCCGCCTGTGCTACCTCCTGTGGCTCCTCCTGTTGCTGCTCCTACTGCATTAATAGCGGCACCTGCTGCAACCACTGTTGCAACCACCATATCAGTTGCTTCTTCTCTTTCTTCTTCAGTCATATCTGCACCAATGCTGCCAAGCGCTGCTAATGCTGCTCCTGGATTTGTTAATGCTGCCTCTAATAAAGCTCCTGGATCTTGAACTAATTCTATATTTGCTGCAACTTCTGCAGTAATCACAAGCGCATTACCGTTTTCATCTGTTCTAACTTCTACAGGTGTAGATGGTGGCAGATCTGAGTAAGAAACTCCTGCTGCCTTAATTTCTGCTGCTGAAACAGACTCTCCAGGTGCAAGGTTCTCTATTAATTTTTCTACAACAACTTCTTTTTGCTCTTCAGTTAGTTTTCCTTCTTCTGCTGCTTTCTTTAATGCTTCTTCTTCTGCTTTAGCTTTTTCAGCTTCTGCTTTTGCCGCTTCTGCTTCTGCAGCTTTTGCTTCCGCTTCCGCTTTTGCATTAGCTTCTTCTTGTGCCTTAGCTTCCGCCTCAGCCTTAGCATCTGCTTCTGCTTGTGCCTTTGCCTCTGCTTCTGCCTTAGCATCTGCTTCTGCTTGTGCAGCTGCTTCAGCCTCTGCCGCTAATCTATCTGCCTCTGCTTTGGCTTCTGCTTCTGCCTGTGCTTTTGCTTCAGCTTCTGCTTTAGCTGCCGCTTCTTCTGCAGCTATACGATCTGCTTCTGCTTTTGCTGCAGCTTCCGCTGCTGCCTTGGCTTCTGCTTCTGCTTTTGCTGCAGCTTCCGCTGCTGCCTTAGCTTCTGCTTCTGCTTTTGCTGCAGCTTCCGCTGCTGCCTTAGCTTCTGCTTCTGCTCTTGCTGCAGCAGCTTCCGCTGCTGCTGCTTCTTGTGCAGCTTGTGCTGCTGCAGCTTCCGCTGCTGCATTTACTGCAGCAATTTGAGCGGCTCTTTGTTCTGCATAATAATTAACTGTAACCTGTGCAGCATTTGTCATAGCTGCTACTGCCTCATTAACTTTAGATACTGCAGTATTTGCAAGGGTGTCGGCAGCCTGTACTGTTGCAGTTGCAGTCTCTTTAAGAGTATTAAGTGTTGCTACTTCAGTTTCTTTAACAGTAGTATTAGATGCTACTGCTGCTTCAGCAACCACCTTTTGTTCTTGTAATGTATTTAATACTGCAGTGTCAGCTGTCAATACTGCAACAGCCTCGTTCTTTACTTGAGTAAGAGTATTTAATTCTGCTGTCTCTGTAGCAACAACAGCTGTTTGCTCAGTAATTTGAGCTGTTATTTCTGTGTTTGTTACATTTGTCATTTGTTGTATTGGTGCACCTGCAGTTTCACGAACACCAGTACGTGGCCCTCCATATAAAGATGTTGTATTGCCAGCAACTGTTGCGATACCTGTCCAATCACCAGACTCAGGATTAACAGTCATTGTCCAATTTACATTTGTAATTGGCCCATTATTATCTCCAAATCTATGAAGATCCCAATCAACTGCAAGGGTAGTTTCTGTAGTTGTTACGGTTATGCCTGCACCTGGACCTGCACTCATAAAATCAGAACCATAAACAGATATATGTGGACCTGCTGGAAAATCCCACCAATTAAAATCTCCTGTACCAAATGTTATTGTGGCCTTAGATGTTACATAGATTTGGCTGGCTGCTCCTTGACCTTCATAGACTGTATTGCCCATCTTGATATCAAATGGTGTACTAATCTTAGTAGCGGCATCATACATAGGTGGGAGAATTGTAGTCGTGACAGTTGGCGTTTCTGGAGTAACTGGTGCAACGTATCCTTCAGTTGTGTATGTCTTGCTATCTGATGGAGTATTTTGAAGAGCAGTCAATTCCGCAGTCTCTGTATTTACAACCGTTGTTTGAGCTGTAACTGCTGCTGTAGCAGTAGCAACCGCTTGAGTATCTGCCGCCACAACTGCTGTCTGAGACTCAACCTGTTGTGTTACAGTATTTAATGCGGCCTGTGAATTATTAAGATTTTCTGTAGCAGCAGCAACAACCGTAGTTTGAGATGCAACTGCTGCCTGTGCTGTTGTAGCAACTGCCACTGCTGTCTCTGCAGACTGAATAGCGGTGTTTGCCTCTGATACTTTTACTGTTGCCTCTGCTACCGCTGTTGCTATAGGCTCTTGAGTAGTAGCAATTGTGGTTGCAGCCTGTGTATCTGTATTTGGCACATTGGCCTGAATAGTATTGACAATATAAAAAGGCTGGTTAAAAAATACTGTAACTTTCTAGTCAACTAGGTATCTCCTAAGTAATGCAATATCTTTGCTTACTTAGTAATTATAGCAGAATGTTAGTTTAAACTACTTACCATTATCTGTTTTATAAAAGCCAGTTCCTTTAAACTGAATTCCAAACGGGTTGTACACTTTTGTCATTGCATAACCGCATTTTTCACATGTCTCTGGATCAGAGGCGTTAGCCATTGGCCGATTAACTTCTTTTGTGTAATCGCATTCTATGCATCCAAACTCATATGTTGGCATCTATTAATTCCTTTACAAAATCATGCAGATAGTCTGCTTCTTCTTCGCAGTGTGCTCTGTCTATTAGAATATCATTAATTCCATATTGTTTCAAGTCATTTATTGTATTAATTACACATTCTTTATTCCCATATATTGTATTCATTTTGTCAACAGGGCTTAATGTCTTGGCTAGAGCTTCTGCCTCTTCTTGAGTGTCCTTGATTATTACTGAAAAATTGATCATTTTATTTGGTATATCTTTAAATGTAGATGGATTAAAAAGAAAATCTTTATACATTATTAGAGAGTAGTCTCCATAATCTTTGGCTGTTCTAACCGCTGTTGGAGCAGCACCACTTATTAAAATTGTTGGACGATTGTCTTTGTTGTTAAATAACTCTATATATTTTTTGACAAACTTTCTTACATAAAGTCTGCGCTTCTCTTTATCATCAACGTTAATATCTATGCCGTCTGGGTCAGTAGGATCTATTTCTCCAGGATAAAATTCTCCAGAAACAAAATTAATCATTAACCTATTTTGCTGAATTTCATTAAATGATTTTGTCATCATATATAAATACTCTGGGCTCAATGCATATGGGCGCATTGCAAACATGTATTTTATTTTTTTAGAGTGGTCTAAGGTTCTTGCTGCTTTAATCCAGTAGTCCGACATCTTTGTTCCAAATAAAAGCAAAACAGATTCATACCCAAACTTATCTAATTTATTAATTAACTCAGAAAGCTCATCTAAAGATATCTCTGGGTGTCTTGCCATCCAATGAAATTTCAAAATATTCTCTATCTATTTGGTGAGCAGTTTAAACACATGCTCAGGTGTATCCCAAGGCGTAACTATTAGCCCGTGTCCACGAATGGCGGACAAGATAATTATACCTTACTTGATTTTAATTGTCTTTGGCTTTTTATCTTCTGGCACAATTTTCTCAACTGTGACTGATAGCAAGCCGTTCTTTAATTCAGCACCAGTGACTTCCATATATTCACCAAGCGCAAATGTGCGTGTGAATTTACGAGCAGCAATTCCTTTATGGATTGCTTCACCAGCATCTTCTGTTGATGCTTCACCCTTAATTACAAGAGTTCCATTGTCTACAGTTACATCTACGTCCTTCTTGTCAAACCCAGCCAGTGCTAGGTCGACACGAAATACGTCTTCATCTACCTTTACAATGTTGTAAGGTGGATATGACTGATGTGAAGCTGTTGTATGTACTGAATTTAGGCGATCAAACATATCGTTGAAGCCAATAAAAAAAGGATCTTTAAATAGATCCAATGCAAAATGTGTTACCATTTTATTCCTCCTTTAAGCGAATAAATTAATATACGGGCCCCATATGGCGACCCGTATATTATTATAGCAAATATTAAAATATATGTCTATTACTTCTTCTTTGGCGCTGTCTTCTTTGCTACTGTCTTCTTAGCTGTTGTCTTCTTAGGAGCTTCTGTCTTCTTGACAGGTGCCTTCTTGACTGCTGGCTTCTTCTTAGCTGGCATCAGTTCTTCCTCCTTATCAATATTTTCAATGAACGCATCAACGTCCAAACCATCTGGAATTGTAAACCATTTCTTAATCTTTTTTATTAATGTCATCTTAACCTCCTTTCTTATTATATCATTTTGCGCCTTCGGCAGGAGTCGAACCTGCGACCAAGACCTTAGAAGAGTCCTGCTCTGTCCTCTGAGCTACGAAGGCATCTTGAAACTCTTTGTCTGAATCAAGCCTTTTTGCTATGAACATTCCATTTGACACATTGTATCTTTTCTTTGTCCAGTTCATATTATACTTTTCAAACACGTCTTTGTAAAGGCCTACGGGATAAAATTCTGTTTCAATTTCAAATATTTTTGCATCTTTATTTGCAAAAATACAATTAAGCAAAGATGATCCACTTTGAACAACTATATGACTTGCTTCTTGGACTATTCTTATTTGCTCAAACACAGAATGATTCTCAAAATAAACAATCTCATACCCTCTTTCTTTCAGGTACTCAATCAAAAAATCTTCGTTTTTAAGAGATCTATCTTCATAATTTTTTCTTGTAATATAGATTCTTGTATCCTTCATCTTATACCTGGGAGCCCATTTAAATAGCAACTCAACTCTATAGTCTAAAGATTCTGGGGTTTGTGAGACACAAGGCTCATGTGGGAAATAGCTTTTAAAGTAAAGCTCTTTTGGATAAGAATGTGTTAGATGTTCAGTATAAAGATATTCTTTTTTATCAAAAAATATAAATGCAGATCTTGGACACATTTCTTTATATTCTTTTGAGTCAATTGAATAACATACATAATCTATTTTATGATTTTCTAAAAGCTGCCTGAAGCAGTACATGTTTGGATCGCCAGTCTTTCTCCAACCATGCGGAATTTTTTCTTCTTTGGAGTAATTTTCGTCTGCATTTACAACAACAACAAGTTTAAAATTAATTGAGTTATTATGTAGATACAATATGTTTGTCCAAATTTCCATAATGTTGTGATAATATTTTTCTATATATGGTATTACATAAACATCGTGGTGAAAGTTTGCTACATTTTTGTCATCAAACTTTGGATAAGGTACAGTATTGTCATTATGCAATAGTTGTTTTTTATTAACAAATTTTGGCTTTGCTACCCTTAATGCAAATGTTGTTGGTGAAAAGGATATAACGTCTAGTATTTTCATTACATTTCTTCTTTAATCATTTTTTCTACCTTGTTACAGTAGTCTGTGCATACTCCGTAGATCTCTCCGCCGACATCTTTAAAGTCATCTAGCTCTGGAAGCACAGAAATTGAATACGGTGTAAGAGGTCTTCCTGGATACGTCCAAAGATAATTATTGCTTGTTAAAGTAAAATCATCTTTCTGATGCCAAAAATATTTATAGTACTTTACAGAGTTGCTAAAATAGTAAAGGGCTTCTACGTTTTTGCAATGCCACCATGCCTTATTACTTAAACTTTCAACAACATCTAGGGTTGTTTCGTATTGTGGAAAATCATGACCAAAAAATACAATATCATTTTCATACATCCAGATATCTATTTCTACTTCAAATCCTTTTCTTATTGCATCAGTTATGTGCAGTAAAGAATTTTCTTTTTCTGGCTCTGGACCATTTGTGTTTCCACGGTGAGCTATAATCTTCATTGCTTTACTACTACCACCTTGTCATTTGTAATGCCTGGAACCTTAACGCAAACGACTTCGCAGTCTTCAATAAATTCTGGGTCTGCTATCTCGTAAGGGTACAGTATAAATACATCACCAGATTTTAAAATTTGGTCTTGCATTTTCATTGTTCCACGGACCAATAAGTTTACCTCAATAATTTTTTCTTGATAATGTGTTGGCCAAGATTCTCCTTTATGATGATATTTATATGACACCTCACAAGCATCTGTTTGAAAAGCTGCTTTAGGAAAGTTTCCAACAAACCATCCTCCAATAGTATCCTCTAGCCTAGACAACTTCATAGCCCAAGATCCTCCCAATATTGATTTTCAAAACCTTCGTCAGTTAAAACATTTAATGACATTGATCTGTCTGGATCACTGTGCGTTAGCTTATCATTAATAAGAATTCTGGTTCCGCTTGTCATTCCCATAATAAGCAAATCCCATGGCAATCCAATTTCATTTAATTGCTTCTCTGTAAAATGTCTTGCAGATTCTTTTCTTGCAGTAACCAAAATTATTTTATGCCCCTTAGAATCCCATTCATTAAACTTTTTAACCACTCCTGGCAAAGCAATTGTATCTGATTTTTGAAGATCAGTAAACCTATGTGCATGCTTTAATATCGTTCCGTCAATATCACAAAATATAGTTTTAGGCTTTTCTGTATAAAATTCTTTTATTTTTCCAATATAAATTTCTACGTCTTCTGGTGTACCAAGATTAATATACTCATTATTTGGAATTTTATAAGGAGTTATATTTAACCCACGATCTATAAGTATCTGATAGGTTTGAGAAACATAAACCTCATCTGCAAGGTCATTGTCCAAAAGAATTTTGGCTGATTCTACAAAGTCTTTGCCATGTTTCCAGTAATGAATACCTATTAAGGCATCGTTGGATATAGGATCTTTTTCAACTATTCTAACAATTTTTTCATTTACTATCTCAACATAACTATGCTTTGGGTCGGTAGCTTTAAATAGCACAACAGCGCCGTCAGAACCACCAGATCTAACAGAATTTAAAAAATCTTCTGCCTGCCAGTTCATTCTCTGATCACAGTTTGCAATAATTAGTTCATCGCTATTGTTGATATACTTTTCTGCATACAGAGCTGCGTCTGAGGCCCCTCTTTGCTTTTGGTCTACTTGAATCTCGATACAGTCTGGGGATATACTCTTTAGCACATAAGTTAATCTTTCGTTATATTCTTTGTTTTTATATTTTTTTGTAATAAAAATATAACGACCTTTAACTCCCAAAGTTTTTACAGCATGCTCAATTAAAGTTTGTCCTTCTACTACGTAAAGTGGTTTAGGCGTATCAATTCCCTTAGCAGAAAATCTCTTTCCTTCCCCTGCTAGTGGGATAACAATGTTAATCATTTGGGATGTCCTCCTGTTGAAAATCTATAAGGCCGTACTCTTTAGCCCTGTGATATCCCTCTTTTGATATTCTAAACATTGGCTCCAAGTCTTCGTCATATTCTACTTCTAACAATCCCTCTTCGTATAAAGCTGTAAGGGCTTGATCTACATGCTCCATGTGTGCATCCCATAGTTCTGGTGCTAACTCTTGTGCCATTTCGTTAATTGAATATATAGGCTCTCCATTTTCATCTAAGCCTTCTAGCTCCACTACTCCTAGGTCAACATAGTAACCTAGCTTTTCTTTCCAGTCATTGTCGTTAAATTCCAAAAAAACCAGCTCCTTTATATTTATCTAAAATGTTGTACAGATCCCTATTCAATTCTCCATCGCCATTTCTTAACTCAATACTTATTACATCTATTGGAGATATTTCTGTTAAGTAGGAGTAGCTAAAATTATATCCTTTATTTGTATAAACTTCTATAAGAATTGTATCATTTTTTGCAACAAAACCACCAAGTAATCCAGTTCCACACAGCCCAGCAATATGAGTCGCATTAAAGTAAAAATTTAACTGGTCTATGTATCCATACTTAGACATTACTATAGGAACAAATCCATGTTTTTTAAAATAATCTTTAACTATATATTCTTTTTTAAATATTCTTTGCGGAAAAGTCTTTGACTTAGTCCATTTAGAATTAGCATCTGACCTGTCTATATATATTTTTTTGGGCAAAGACTCGTCTTCCTTTAAAAAATTATGGAACCTTTTCCTTATTAATATCATACCGTCTTTTTGCCAGGAAGCAGATATATTTTCTAGGCCTGACCAAGGAGCATGGTCATAAACGGTGTATGTTTGGTTTTCATAAACAAATTTATAGCTATTCAGGTAGTATGGTTTCTTAATTCTTTTTCGTGCAAAGGTTTTTGGATCAATCATATGCCTTAAATCAAAAATTGTATATGCATTTTCAACTACAAAATTAAATGAAGAATAGTTATATATATTAGTTTTATCAAGATCTTCCCCTAAATACATCTTTACGGCATCTTCAAAGTATGCAAATTTATGATCATAATCTTTTTTATTAATTTGTTCAACAAATTCTTTTAATGTTTGTATTGGGGTGTCGCTAATATAATGACTAATATTTAAAAACAAAAGCTTTAGGTCTGGCACTTCTTGTAACAATAATTCATACTGCGTAAGTTGTTCAGATATAAAATGCCACAAAAATTCATCTGGAGTTATTATAAAATAATTTCCTTCTAAGAAAACTTCTTCTCTACCCTGAGAATAGCTGTGGCTTTTTCTAAAGTTTTTTAAACAATAGTACTCTACTTTATCTGTATTATAAATTTCTGCAGAGTCAAATATGCACTCATAACTCATTTTTAACTAGGCTCTTTTCAACAATCTCCTGAACGTATTCAGAAAAATGCTTTCTTACGCTTCCTGTTGGTCTTGAGCCAATAGCCGCCCAGATCCTTTTATATTCCATAACATTTGCAAAAGTGGTTGGACATAAAAGTGTACCTTCAAACTCTTTTAAAACTGTTGGAAGTGGTACGTGTTTTCCGCAGCATTTGCACTGCTTAGCAAGCTCTTGATATGTACTCATATTATCATCATCCTATCCATTGCTTCTTTTAAATCTGGTGGCATTTGAGGTGCTTTAATTAAATTAAAAGACTCTTCTTTATCTGTTCTAAAATCATCATCCATTGTGTAAGATTCGTAAGTATGTATATTAATTTCATCATTCCTATTTGGTCTAGTCAAACTAATTGAATTATATATTGCTCCACAAACTGCATCCGCTAAATCCTTAGATCCTTTTCGTGGGTGATCTACTCTATCCCTCATAATTCTAAGCTGTAGGAGTTCGTCTATAAGCAATGGTATGTGTGGGCCCGTTAGTCTTTCTTCAAGCACCACCATTGCCATATCATCATAATGTTTTTTAGCAACAGATAAGGTTTCTGTATTAATACCATACTGCTTAAGTTGCTGCATCATATCGTGGGAGTTCCATCTATCAAAACTACACACTCTAATTTTAAATCCTGCTGTTCTTAAGGAAAGAATATAGTCCTTTACTTCAGTAAAATCAACAGACTTGTCTGGAGTTGGAGTCCAGTATCTTACTGCGTCAACCTCTACGATTGGAGCAGGCTGTGAGTAAGTATCTGTTACTTTAACGTTAACCCATCTTTGAACATGAGCCATAGCTACTGCACAGTGGTCATGTTTTTGTGCAAGGTCTACGTGTATAAAATATTCTTTATCTGGATCTGGAGCAAACCATGTCTCTAATCTTCCAAAACTATCTACTGCTAGCGCCATATTATTAAAAGACTTTTCAATTTTTTCACGAGACTTAAAGAAAGCATCTACAGCATCTGATGGCATGCAGGCAAATCTACTTAGCGCATCAGGCATATTTTTGTAGAATTCAACTTTAAAATCTTCAATTTTTTTAGTAGGATTAATCTCCCAAGTTGGTCTTTTTAATGCAAAAACTTTAGGAATATTATATGAAACTATATGGTCTTCTTCCCATTCAACTGTGACCTCATTGCCAGTAGTTCCATCTGGCAAATCTTCGTCCATCTTCAATGTCTTAGACCTAAGTACAACTTCTTTTTCTGCAATAACAGACTCATAAAATTTTTGAATAGGATCATTCTTAAATCTTGGGAATGACAAAAGTATAATTTTACCGTAGTCTGGAAAACGTGAGATGACAGAACCTCTGTACATATCATATATGGCGTCTGCTGTTTTAGCCTGATCATGCCCTGTAGTGTTTTCTGTGGCAAATCCAGAAATCTCATCAAGAATAACTGCAATAACGTTATATCCCTCAAATGCCTCTCTTTCAGAATGGCCAGAATACACGTTTACATTTTTATTAAATCTTATCTCTGATGCTTTTGGATCGTACTTTCCAACAAACCACGGAGATCTTTCAATTCTGGTTTTAAATCCTTTGAAGAAAACATTGTTAGCCTGTTGTGCGTTAACAGCAATATTGATAATATCAATGGTATCTCCAGGAGGCTTACCATAATATGTTGCTGGATCCTTTAAGCATAATAGTAAATATACTATATAAGAAACAGAAATTGTTGAAGTATAATCTTTTCCAGAACCTTTACCTAGCTGTGCGATTATCTCTGTGCAGGTTTGCTTATATCTTCTCTTTCCTTCTTCTTCACCAAAAAGCTTTATAAGAGTTGATTCTTTATAAATTTGTGAGCCCTTTTCAATAAGAGTATACTGATACTCTGAAAGCGGTGGGAGTCCAAGATACTCTGGGCTTGTAACAAATGTTCTGAGATCTACTGGTCTCTCATCAAACTCTTCGCCATCTAAAATATCTATGAGGTCATTAAAATTAAAGTCCATTTACTTCCTCATTTATAACTATAGGCTCAACAATACCAGTTATTTGAGAAAGTCTTTTTGCCACATCCATTTTACACTTTGGGCAAGAAGCTGTAACCTCTTTTAAAATTTTAACAAGGATATCCTGTTTTCTTTCTGTTTCCGCTAGCTGGGTTGCTAGCTCTACGTTATCTAATAATCCCACTTCTTGAAGCATGCCAATTCGCTTGCCTTCAATATCTGCAATTAGCTTTAAAGAAGTTGCTTTAACATTTAGCTGGCCCTGTGTGTCAGCATCCTCTACGGTCTTCCAGGCTTCTTTAATTAGCATAGCGTAATGTTGGTCAGCCCCAGAGATGGCTTCTTTTGCCCTGTCACGGGCCGTAGAATCGTTTCTAACGACTTGTTTCCACTCGTCTATATACTCTATAACCTCTGCACGTTTAAAGCCCGTCAGGGAGGCAATTTGGGTAGGATTATTGCCTTTGAGCAACTCCTCAACTACCCTATTCATGCGATCATAATGATCAGCCAAGTCTAATTCCATAGATTTATTATACCATCTTAGTTGACTAAGATTGGGATTTTGCTATCTTTAATAGCACCAAATACCCTATTAGATCATCAATATCGTTATCTCCTGGGTATTCTGTGCCCTTCATTAACCTATTTAGCTTGTCATCAATGCGAACATGAAGCTGTTCTCTTGGACCAGCTTTTGAAAATATACGAATTGGATCTAACGCTGAGTTGCCATAAGCTATATTCTTTTTTACTAGCATGTGCGCTATTTCGTGACATGTTTCTAGAATCTGTTTGCCAGCCGCTGTTCCAGCTGTTAATAGATATAGATCATCACATTTAAATTGATTTGAATCTGGAAAAACTGGCTCAAGCATCTTGGACTCCTATCCAATCATCTAATTTAACTTTAGGATACCATCCTAAAACTTTTTGGGCTCTTGATATATCTGCCCTTGTTGCTATAGCGTCTCCCCGCCTTGCAGGAAAAATTTCATATTGATCTGATATCATACCACAAACTTCAAGGATTGAAAAGTTTTTTCCAGTACCAATATTATATACCTTACCAGTGTCATGATTATCTAATTCAGAATACATTGCTAAAATATTTGCATTTACTACATCTGAAATGTGAGTAAAGTCTCTTCTCTGTGCTCCGCCATAAATAGTTAGAGGCTTGCCTTCTTTTTTCTGTTTAAAAAATTTTCCTATAACGGTTGCATATTCACCAGACCCAGGCTGTCTTTCTCCATAAACATTAAAGTATCTTAAAATTATTGTTTCAACATAATAGTTGTCATTATATATCTTGCAAAGGTTTTCTCCCAAGAGCTTAGTTGCTGCATATGGATTTAAACAATTTGTATTATCTGTTTCTTTATTTGGAAGGTGCAAAGTATTTCCATAAGCAGAAGATGTACTTGCAAATATAACCCTTTTAATATTATTATTTGCAGAAGCATTTAATACATTAAGAGTTCCAATCGCATTAACCTCTATACTTCTTAGAGGATCTTCAAAAGAAGATTGTATTCTAGCATCTGAGGCTAGGTGGAAAACATAGTCTACGTCAACAAATAAATCTTTAATTTGCTCATAATCTGTAATGTCTGCTAGGTGATTTTCTGCTCCTTGATTCCAATAAAATGATTCATTAGATCCAGCAGACTCGTTATCTATTGCTATAACCTGATGACCCTCATACACTAATCTATCAACTAGGTGGGACCCAATAAATCCAGCAGCCCCAGTAACTAAACACTTATACATTTTTTGTCCTTATCGTAGACTCATACTTTTCATTAATCTCTATAGGAAGGAGCTCTGGTGGCTTTGGAGCATAGACATTAAGTAATCTATTCTCTCCGCCTTCAAGTAAAAAGTTATCAACAGGTCTAATCATTCCCATTTTATGGGTAAGATCTATTGCCTTTACCGCACCCTCATAGCTAATCAAGTATGCTAAAGTAGACCAGTCTTGATATGCTCTGGCTATAAAATGATTTTTAATATAATGATCTTTAATAGAAAACCTAGCAGCCATGTATCTATTTGCATATAAAAAAAACATATCGTAATCTTTTGGAAGCTTTTTTTTAGAAGAAGTATATTTATTTAAAAAATTATTTTTTAACAAAGCATCATCTTCAAGTATTAACAAGTCTTCTAATTTATTTTTTACAATATATTTCCACGCCAAATAATGACTTGCAAAACACCCTACTTCAGGCTTAGTAAGCTCAGCACCAGTAACACGAAACTCTAGGTTAGATGAATAAAATTCTTTAAGATCTGATTCGTTATGAGCATTAACTACGGGGATAACTGCTCTGCGATCTCCAAGAATATTCTCAATTTCTGTAATATTGTCTTGCCTAGAATTATCTATTTGTATTATGTGATAATTCATTTTACTAAACCAAAATCTTTAAGCTGCCTGTATATAGTCATAGTTGTTACAGAACACTCCTTGGCTATTTCTTCCATGCTTTTTCTTTGAACAACATATCTTCTATAAAGCCAGTCTTTACTTTTATAAAGCTTCATTAGTTCCTCTATAAAGATAAACCATTTTTTCTTCAAAGTCAGACTTATATGTTTTTACAATTTGCAAATCTGTATATAAAAATGGTTCTGTTTTTAGATTAAGGCCTCTATATGCTCCATTTTTAATATTAATATTTTTTGTTGTACTTGGTATATCATTTGTAATCAAAGCATACTTACAGCTTTTAAATATCTTTTCCATAACAATCTGAATAGATTCAAAATCTAAATGCTGCAGTACATCTTTAATTAATACTAGGTCGACTTGTGGGTATTCGCAAGTTACTATATCGTCATTAATAACCTCAACATATTTTGGAAGCTTTCCATAATAAGTTTTTATTGCGTGGTCACTTACTTCTATACATTTATATGAATCTATACTTTTTAAATCTAGGCTTCTTAAGATCTTTGTATCTCCACTGCCAAGATCAAGTATAGTCTTTACATTATAAAATTTAATAAATCCGTTTAAGTAATTAATATATTCTTTTGCATTGAATGGCAAAGACCCTGTTCCACTATCTTGACCCCACTCATTTGTAAGATATACTTTATTAAAAACTTCTCTGTTATCCATGTTTACCTCTCAGTTAAGACAGTGTTTGAATAGTGGGCTATTCCAAAAGCATCCGCAACATCAAAATCATCTAATGCAATATTATACTTTTTATTAAAAAAATCTACAGTTCTTTGCTTACGAATTTGTCGTAACTTATTCTTATACCAAGAATCAGCATATCCTGGGTTGGCTGCTCTTATTGCAGACTTCTCATCTTTCGTCGGATTTTTGTTGCCAATGTGCGCCTGCCATGCGGTAGGGCTAATTGTAATAACCTTAGCGCCAGTAGACATAAGCTCAGCAATAACAACTCCATAGACATATGACAATTTTATCACAGCATCAGGTGATCTGACAAGGACTGCTCCCTCTACAACTATGTAATCACTCTTTAATTCATCTAGCATTGCATGCATCTTAACTTTTGCATCATATATTTTTTCGTATATATCTGCACCAACAAATTCTATTTTACCCCATTTAATAGGCACATTGTTTTCCATCAAACAAAATGCAACAGAGTTGGTTGAGGCATCTATCCCCAAAACTTTGTTTGCTTTTGTTTTAATAAGATCAGCTAACTTCATCTATCATCCTCAACAATTGATCTCTGTTTTGCTTATTTCTCATTTTAATGCAGGAAGCACATACATCTTCATTTTGATATTTACTTAGTGGAGATTTACACTTTTTGCATTTCTTAATTATTTTACCTTTTCGTATTGCTTTTTTTTCATAGTATTTTTCCATGATTCTTTTATTTGTAGCAACACGACAACATTCATCTGAGCAGTACTTTTGGTTATGAGTTTTTGCCTCAAATTCTTTTGCACAGTCTGAATTACCGCATATCATTTTATACCTCGTAAGCCTCAATCTGGACTTCTCCTGTTGGGCCAGACCAGCATTCCTTTTTAATAGGACATCCCTTACATGCATAACTTGTTTTTAAAAATGGTCTCATTGGAATCCCGCCATCCTTAAAGTTGTCATAAACTTCACACATCCAAATAAAAAGATTATCAATAATTTGCTTATTCTTTTCATTCATCTGGATTGGGATAAGAAGAATCTCTTGAGTGTTTTTATTTTCATACAAAAAGAAAGCCTCTTTAACATTTTTTAATTTCATGTATGTTAAGATTTGCAATGCATGATTTCCAGAAGGAGACATTTCTGCTTGGCGTGTATCCCAAACTTCTTGCTTAGCAGTTTTAATTTCTCCAATTACTTTCTCGCCATCCCAATCAATAATTAAATCAATAAATCCTCTGATTGGAGGATACTCGTTTTTAATTTCAACTTCTGTTTCAACTGACTGTATCTTTGTAGTCTTAAACAGATCTGTGGACTGACTTTGAATAAGAGCCTGTAGTCTTTCATGCGCTTGTGTACCCTGTGCCATGTTTGCAACAGCTTTTGCATCATTACTATCTATAAAGTTTGCACCGCTAAAAGCCATGTACCAATATCTAGGACAGTTACCATGTCCATAGCCAAGAGAACTAGGGCTAAATGATTTCTTTGTCATTTCTCCATCTGGTCTTTTTGTTGCAAGGTATGCATCATCTAGTAGCTTGGCAAACTCTTGTATGTCAAAGTTGCCTTCGTATTTTTTAAACTTAAGGTTCTTAACTATATCTCTAGCCATTTATGAGTTGTACCTAACGACATACTTGAGTGCATCTACAAGCTTGTCTATGGACTCCTTTACTGAATAATATACGTTCTTCTTGTTATTGTTTGAGGTTCCAGCCTTATCCTTGGCAATAGTAGAATAATATGAAGCAAGCACAGCAAACTTAGTTGACATAGCCTGTAACTCCATAATTAGATGAGGAGCCTTAGCTGAAGGGACATCAGGGTTCATTAAAAGCTTTACTACAATTGACAAAGCTCTATCAAGATGCTCATCCTTCATGAACTCGTGTAAATCATTAAATTCAGTTATATCGCTAATTAGCTCTAATGTGTTTTTATCTTCTGCCATTTTTGATCCTCTTATCTAGTTTATCTATAAACAGTCCGACTGGATATCCGATTACAAATCCTATCATTAGTCCTAATAAAAAACTAGTCATCTGTCTCCCACTTTTCTACTAATTGCTCTAGTAATGACCACTCAATTACTGCAAGCCTCGTTTTGCTATTGTCTTTGCCAAGGATGAGTTTGAGAACAGGATACTTATCCCTACTAACTTTAAAGGTGTCTGTACAAACTTTAGCCCAAATACTTTGTGAAATAGAGATTGATTTTTCATATTCTTTATAATCCACCACGAAAGATTTCCACGTAGCGTCACCCTTCTGATAATCACCACGTCCACTATTTTTTTGTTGTTTTGCACCATCTCTTTTAGCCTCTGATCTTTCTGACACTACTCAACCTTAATCTGATTTGGATGTCCCTCAGGGCATTCCCAAGCAAGTATTAAAGTCAATGGGTCCCAAAAAGCTTCTTCTGCATCTTGATTGCATTTAGAGCATGGCTTCATTCCATGAATTTTTTGCAACTCTGACTTATGTAACAATTCTGGTTTATGAAAAAACTCATTAAGATTTGGCATTGATTACCTCAATAAGTTCTTCTACAACTTCTGGATTGTCTCTTAAGTACTGAACTGCTTTAGCACGACCTTGAAGTCTTTCTCCATTAACAGTATACCAAGCTCCACCTTTTTCTACTGCACCAACCATTTCTGCAACATCTAGCGTCTCTCCAACACGATCTACACCAAGAGTTTCCCCTTGGTAGTAAAAGTCGTATTGTCCTGATAGATTTGGGGGGCCGAGTTTGTTGTAATCAATAATCCAGTTAACTGGTCTTCCGACTCTTTGTTCAATAATTTTGTCGCCAACTTTAACACCAGCCTTAATAGCATTTGCTTCAGCCTCAGACGACCAGAGCTTAATGACGGTTGAAGAAAAGAACTTGACTGCCATGCCACCTGTGGGGATGTGACTAGCATGCATAGATCCAAACTGGTTTCGTTGTTGTGAGATGAGAACAA